GTGCCCTCAATGCCGAAGGCACACCATGCGGCGAGGTGCTGGTGCTGGTGCGGCTGCGCTGGTGTTGGTGCTGGTGTTGGTGCTGGTGTTGGTGCTGGTGCTGGTGCTGGTGCTGGTGCTGGTGCTGGTGCTGGTACTGGCGGTGCTGGTACTGGCGGTGCTGGCGGTGGCGGTGGCGGTGGCGGTGCAGGCGCGCCTTCAACGTTTATGTTATTGTTAGGTAGTTCTACTCCTTTATTTTTTTCACATAATCCAGTTTTTTTGTTTTTTCGTGTTCCATTAGGGCATCTGGTTCTTTTTTTCTTAGTTCCCATATTTTGAGATGGAGCCATATTATATATTACATATATAATCTAAAATTGCTTAATACTTTATTTACACGATTAATAACGTCTATCTTTTCTATATTATAAGGTCTTATCATCTCGCAAACATCGGTGTGTTGTTTCCATTCAACCTTGCTCACCTCGCTTTTTTGAAATTCAGTTTCTGAATTATTTAAATTGTCTAGATACGCAATATAATAACGGTGTTTGTATGATTTATAATTAGAACCAGTAAATATTTCTTCAATTGGAATTATGTTCTGAATAACATTTAAATTATTACGCAAATACCCAGTCTCCTCTTCAAATTCGCGGAGGGCACAGTTCAAATCCTTTTCGTGATAATTGCGTCTGCCTTTAGGATATCCCCATTCGGGTGTTTCCCAGCTTGTAGTTGATTGAGCAATAAGCGAATCCAACGTGTAATAGTTGTTATTCGTCTTTATTCCTTCTTTCAATGTTCTAAATTTATCTCGCGACACCTTTTCCTCGCCTCTATACTGGATCCCGATATTATCTCCCCACAAATGGTTCCATAACTCATCAAACGTCATCGTCGTTAGACGCACCTTTTCTTCGTTTGTCATTTCATTAATTATATTCATGAGGTAATTCTTGTTGTGTAATGGATATTTGCCGCGCATAAAATCCACGAACCCAAGCGAATCCTTACGTCGTATCATTAGGTATTCGACGACACCCTTATTATATCTAAAAGCTATAATGCCTATACTTGTAATTGGCTGCTTACAATGATGAAACATATGTCCATTTTTACCACAATTATTGCAGAAATTATATTGTTTTGACATTACTATTTGTTATTATCTCTTAATTTTTATATCATTTACAATAAATGGCATTAGATCCTAAAATATGGGGGCCACATTACTGGTTCGTTCTTCATACCATCGCAATAACTTACCCATTAACACCTAATGAAGTCACGCGGAAAAAATATTACGACTTTATTCAAAATCTCCCCATATTTCTTCCGGTAGATGAAATAGGAAACACATTTAGCGGATATTTAGATAAATACCCTGTTACACCATACCTAGAATCGCGACCTTCGTTTATTAAATGGATGCATTTTATACATAATAAAATAAATGTAGCAACAGGACAACCCGAAATAGATATGGACGAGGCAATGGCCGACTACTACGAGCACTACAAACCAAAGGCTGTGAAGGACAACGAGGAACGTCGTCACAGAGAGAAATATGTATTCATGTTTATTATTATTGTTATCATATTGATTGGTGCGATACTCTACAATAAATAGGTTAAATATAAATATATTGTTTTAGTAATGATACATCCCAATGCGTATTCAATTACATACATCGGCTTTGTATCAACACTATCAATATATTCCCAATTACTTGATTCCCCTACGAAAATATGTAGAATTAAGTTAACATTATACAATATATTTAACACCCTACTGAACTGCTATATTATAAATGGATTGTATCCTCATTTCATACAAGACGGTGGAAGCGATATAGTCACTAAATTTGCCGACATAGAACATTATGCGCACCTACATATTATTGCTAATATTATTGGGTTTTTGGACTCTGCGATTATTATTTTGACACATAACTGGAGGAGGTTAACCAAATTTCAGTTGTATTACAGCGGAACAAGCGGAATGTTATGGTTATACATAATACAAAATGAAAGATATCAGGAACATACCGAAGTATATTTTGGAATGCTTGCTGGGTCGGTTTATAACGCACTAATGTATGTTAATTATGCGATTACTGGGATGGGATATAAAAATCCTCTTAAGAAAATTTTCATAAAATTACAAGCATCGTCCATATTATGTACGATGTTTCACGTACTTATGCGAATTTATTATAACTCTGAAAATAATTTAATCGCGTTAGGAAATGTGTATTATCTGTCTACCCTATTATATCTCTATCATTCTGAATTATTAACAGGGTTTCCCATTAAAAAACGATACAATACCAAATCGCTGCATGTCCAAATCAACAATAAAATCTACGACGCGACCGAGTTTCAGAATAGACATCCGGGAGGCAACGTCCTCAAATTCTACAATTGTATTGATAATAACGTCGACGCAACAGACGCGTTCAATACGTTTCATCTTCGCTCAAAGCACGCTAATAAACACCTAGCAACGTTACCTATTATACGTATATTTACCAACTGCGAGTATGTAGAAAAGAATGCTGATTTCCGAAATTTAATATTAAGTTGGAAGAAGAAGGGGTATTTCAACACGAAATACAAATTCTTTATAATTTGGGCATTTGTTGTATTTCTCTCTACGCTGTCTAGTTACTACCTTATGTATCTAGGATATCCTCTCGTAGGTGGGGTGATGGTTGGAATATCGTGGGCGCAGTGCGGATTCATACAGCATCATTCAGGTCATTTAGGATTCAGCGGTAATAACAAGCTTGATATACTGATACAGACATTCTATGAAGGACTTCTTAAAGGCGGGTCAGCACGGTGGTGGAGAAACCGCCACAATAAGCATCATGCGATGCCTAATTCGATAGAGCACGACGGAGATTTGAGGACAACGCCATTTTTTGCGTGGGATCCAGTTTTAATACGAAAAGTTCCTACGTATCTTCTTCGGGTTCAGCACGTTATCTTCATACCCATAATGTTTCTCTACGTTCCGGTCTTTTTTATAACGACGAAATTATTCATAATACGGAAGAAATATTGGGATGAGCTAGCAATTATTTTCCTTCATTTCTATTTCAGCAGTTTCTTTGTGACCAATATAGCAGATTTTGTTATATTTTATATGATTGGATATAGCATTCAAGGTTTTTATTTAGGAATTATGTTTGCGTTGAATCATTTTGCGATGAGTCGCATCGCCAACGTAGAGACTACGTGGGAAAAATGGCAGATGGATGCGACATGTAATTGGGGTGTAGGAAATCGCTACGCCGAGGTTTTATCTGGATTTCTAAACATTCAAATAGAGCATCATCTTGCTCCGCAAATGCCCGCAGAGAATATGCACCTGATTATACCAGATGTAATGAAATATTCCTTGGACCACAACATACCTTATATAAATTACACGTTTACCGAGGCATTCGTGCGCATGATACGCGGATTGAGAAATGCCGGCATTACCGAATTAGAACGCAGGAAAAAATTGAAATGAAATATCGGTATAAATAGTGAGCATAATATAACTACCAACAGTCTCAAATGACTACCTCGCTCATCAAAATGGTTCACTCGCTTCCAGAGGGCGTCTACGGACACGTCTTGTCGTTCATTCCTCGCAACGATACCGCACAGTTGATAGTCAACGCCGCGAAAGATGATAAGCTTGTTCTTACCTACCTGCGGAGATACAAGGTTGTGAACGAGAATTACAAGGAGACCCTTTACCGAGAATTAGCTCCTTCGGCGCTAGGCAAGTCAACTTACGGAGACGACGACGCGCCGATGACAATTATCAGAACGAAAATTTCAGTCGGCGAACGCGTGCGAATGCGGACCATCTCGGAAAAGAAGGGATGTGTATGGTTTCATCGCTCCAATCTGTAAGCGGCATTATGGCGATATAATGAGAAAATCATAAAAACTATAAAAAACATAAAAAGATAAAATAGCGAACTATAAAAATAATAATATAATATTTTTTATTTTAATATTATAATAT